GTTCACGATTTCCACGAATTACTACAAGAACCATACTTACAGAAACCTGAACGCCACGAAGCGGCGCCTTGGCGGAGAGGACGAATGGAGCAACGCGGGAGCAACCCAGTTCCCGCGTGACTACTCCGACGACTATTTCAAGATGCTGACCGCCGAGAGCAAAAAGATCGACGGGTCATTCGCGTGCGGCAATGGCGTCAGAAACGAGGCGCTCGATTGTCGCGTGCTCAACTTGTGCGCTTGCGATATCTACCTTGATAATCTCGTGCTTAAGCTCCGAGATGAGGCCAAACGGCGCAAGGCCAAAGCTCATCAAGTCGAGGCGATCCGTCACAAGCAGGTCCTTGAGTATCTCGACTCGCAAACCCTACGCAAGCCCGCCAACTAGTCGACATAAAATCTAATTTTCGCATATGACGTTTCCAGCATGGGAAATTTCTATCGCTTTGCAACGCAAAACTAGGTAGACTTTACATGCTCTCATAAGCATTTTAAGTTTGACCCGGTCTGACCTTTTTCCTATATTTTTTGTCATGACGTCCCCCTCGGCAGATAAGCAAGCGCGGCTACAAGCGCGGATTGACGCCGACGAAGCGCTCGTCACTGCTATCGATACCGCGTTGCTCGCGATCACGACCTCAAAGGCAGAAGAGTTTTGGCTCGACACCGGCGAGGGAAAACAGCGCGTGACGCAGCTCGATATCGAAAAGCTCGACGCCATGCGCGAGCGAGCCGTCAACCGTATCGAAGCGAACTATAAGCGCCTCGACGGAAAGCAGCTCGTCGATATGAATCTCAAGCGGAAAGCGTGGTCGGTTTGAGCAAGGTCGGCAACTTTTTCAAGCGGCTCTTCTCAAGCGCTGGCCAGGGCGAGGCGAACCCACTTGCAAATCCCTATCTCGCGTTACCGGGATCCGGGTCGGCGAGCTACGGCGCGTCACTCACCACGAGCCGCGGAGCTCTCCGGACCGGCGGCGTGGGGACCGGCGCAAAGTGGGACTTCGGCCTATCGGCGAATGGCGCGTCCCCACTGCTCGACAACTACTTGCTCCGGCAGAACTCGCGATCGGCGATCCATGACTCGGTAGAATATCGCGCCATGGTCACGCGGCTCGCCGACTCGGTCATTGACCGTGGTCTAAGGCTCGTCCCCGAGCCCGCCGCGGAACGTCGACGTCTCGGGCAACATGAACCTCTATCAGCTGCAGCGCCTCGCTCATATGAGTCAGGTCCGCGATGGTGAGTATTTCGCGCGGCTCTATTACGATGCGCAAAGCAGCCTGCTCAACCCGCTTCAAATAGGCTTCATCGATCCGAATGATATTCAAGGGACGGCGGGTCTCACGAGCACGACGGGGTTCAACCACTATTTGGATTCTGGCATCGAGCGCGATCAATACGGGCGCGAAGTCGCATACCATTACTATCAATGGACCGGGAAAGACTACGTCCCGAAACGGATCCCGGCAAAGGCGCCGAATGGCCTACCGTTGGTTATTCACGGCTACCGCGCCGAGTATGCAAATCAAGTTAGGGGCTTTCCTGAATTCAGTCATTGCCTGCAAGAGTTCGAGAATCTGACGGACTTCAAAGCCGCGCATATCAAAAAGGCGATCAACCAATCGCAGCTCGTCTTGAGTATCGAGGCCGGCGATAATGGCCCGAGCGACAACGTTTTCGAATCGATCACCCAAGCGAAAACAGGCCCGACGGCGAGCGTCAGCCCGACCGCGAGCGTGGTCGACACTGGGACGAATTTTTCTTACCAGGTCATCGAAGAGGCGGCGAGCGGCACGCCCGGATCGACGGTCGTTTACGGCCTCGATTCTGGCGAGAAGCTCAAGCCCTTTGTGAACAGCGCTCCCGCCGACAACTTCGATGGGTTCGTGGACGCGTTCGCGAGCTATCTAAGCGCGAGCAACTCGATCCCAATAGAAGTAGTGCTCATGCGCTTCAACGCGAGCTACAGCGCGAGCAGGGCCTCGCTTATGCTCTTTTGGCGCGTTGCCCAAATCTGGCGTGACGAGCAAGCGGCCGATTTCCTCGACGCCGTTTATTCGTCATGGCTTTGGGGCGAGATCGCCGCCGGTCGAGTCATCGCGAGAGGGTTCTCGGATCCCATGCTCCGCTCCGCGTGGACTCAATGCGCGTGGTCCGGTGTGCCTATGCCGAACATTGACCCGGCAAAGACGGCGAAGTCCGACGAGATCTATGTCAAACTCGGCGCGCAAAGCCTCGACGCGGTTGCTCAGAACTTCTCTGGCTCGCGTTACAAACAAAACCGCGCGAAGCTCGAGCGTCAGTTCGATGGCCATCCGATCCCGCCATGGGAGAAGACAGCGCAGGCCACTCCCGCGCCCGTCCAGGCCTCGCCGGCATCGACGCGGGCCCCTGGTAGCGTCGAGGACGAGCAGGACGATACGAGCGACGAGGACGACGACAAGAACGAAGGGAACGTGTAGCGATGGCAAACCCGGCAATTGTAACTTGCACAAAGGACACGTGGGTCAAGGTCGCCACTAACGTCACGGCGGGCAAGGTCCACATATTGAGCAACGCTCCGAATCAATACTCGCAAACGTATCGCGCGACCGGCGAGGCCGCGCCGACCACGCTCCCCGAGGCCGTCGCGATCCCTGACGTGACTTTCACGATCACAGCG